TACGAAAGTTTAATTTTGAATTAGGCACACAACATGCTGCAAGCCCCTGTTAGGCGCCGTCGTCGTCGACGGCAGAACAATAATGGTGGTTTGATTGGCCAATTGGTTAGACAGTTGGCCAGCTTGGAGTTGGCGCGTGCTCCGGCTGTTCAACAACCTCAGCCGGCACGCAGGCGCCGGCGGCGACGTCGGCGCGGTGCAGGTGGGGCCGGTGGTTTGATAACCGCCGGCCCCTCCGCTACTGTGGCCACGCGAGGGGGTCCTAGCTTTGCTAATTCCCCTCAAGGTGGTTTACGCCTTGTGAACGAGGAGCTTTGGAAATCTGCGGATATAACTACCGCGGACTTCCTTCAGAAGCTCACGTTCACCCCTGGTAAGTCTGGGCTCACCATTTTGGACCGCATAGCGGCCACTTTTGACCGCTATGTCGTTCATTCGGTGAGCTTATCTTGGCGCACGTCCGTTGGTACTCAAAAGGACGGCGCCTATGTCATTGGCATAGAGTGGGACGCTTCTAAAACTGCGCCCAACTATGCTGATGCTCAGGCTTTGGTGCCCCGCATTAGGTCGGCTATTTGGAAGGAAGAACAGATGGTTCTTCCTTCCGAGCGTTTGATGTCCCGTAGGTTTTATTCTACGGGGTTTGACGACGCTGCCACCAAGAACCCCGATTGCACCGCCTTTGCTGCCATTTTGGCGGTTAAAGGCGTTGCGTCTGCGGGTAATGTGGGGGACGTTTGGATCCGTTATGATATATCTTTGATGGGTCCCACGTCCGCCAATTCCAAGACTGCGGTCTTGGAAAACTGAAGGCGTCTACCTTTTCCGCGGAGGCCTATTTTAAGGTTGACATCGATGCCTACTTGCACAAAGATGAGTTCGCGAAGGCCGGGAAGTTGGTTCCTGAGCACTGGCGTCAGTCTTGCGCCGTTGCAAGGCACTTGACGACGTCTCAGTTTGCTTTGGAGTCCACTCAAAAGCTTCCTGGCTTTTGTAGGATGTGGTGGGATTTTTACACCTGGAAGCCTTACATTTATTCGGTTGCCGGGTTTAATTTTACCGCCCGTGCTCCTCAAGGACTCATCCCTGGTGAGCTTTATTGGCTCACGGTGCGGGTAGTTGGTCCATTTTTGGACCAATTTCCCTTTCAGCCTGCCTTGAGTTTCTCGGGGTTTGAGTTAGTCGCTACGCTGTTTTCGGCTATCGACCAGCTCTATTCGGCTGGTGTCAATGTTTTGACCCGCTGGGTTACGAAGATAGTTGTGCGCCACGTTACCGTGGATCCCAGCTATTCCGTTGACCCTGAGATTCTCGTCAGGTTTGGTCAAAGGCATGTCGATATCTTTGCTGCGGCGGTCCGAGACTATGCTCGTATTTATATAAGCATGGTCTTCGACTCGCTGTCTGGATATTGGCCCGATGTCCCTAATCAGGTAGATGCTAACTCCGAGCGCATTGGCATTCCGCGGCCAATGGGCGATGGTGCGGACTCCCTTGAAACATCTTGGGAGGTTGTGTCCGAGGGGTAAACCTCTCGGCGCAGCTCTAGCTAGGAGGGGTCCATAGCGCCCAGAAGGAAAACTGGTGAAACAAACCCACAATTTTGTTTGGTTTCGCCCAAC